TTTGAAGGTGGTGCAGAGCGTTGGGCATGTCTTAATAAGTGTGTATTCGGTAGTGTCTTTGCAGTATCTAAGCAGAGACATACAAAGAATATTAACTATGAGAAAGGTGCTCTTCAGGTTATGAATTGTCTTGAAACATTCTTGAGTGAGTCAGAGAAGTGGAATAGCTGGATCAACACACCTGTAACAGATGAGCAAGCTTGGCAAGTAATAGCTCAGTTATCTAAGAATACATACGCTTTGAATAGTGTAGACTCAATTAACAATGGTACGTCTAGTATCTTAGAAACTCTTGAAGAAGCTACTCAGAACAAAGATGGTAGCTCAAGAGTCAATAGTTCCTTAGCAACGCTATGGAATCTATGGAGATCAGATTACAAGCCAAGCCTAGGTAGCAACCTATGGTCTTTGTATAATGTAATGACTGATTGGAGTACCAAAGGTCAAGAAGTTACTCGCAAGAATACTGGTAGTACAGTAGCCTCCCTACAAACTCAAGCTTTTGAGAGAGTTAGAAAGATTATGCGAACAGATAATACTTTCAGACTAGCAGCTTAGTTTCCCTCCTATCCTGAGCAAGATGTAAAACTGCTTACTAATCTTAATAAGGAAAACAAGATGAGTGATTTTATTATATATAAAGACTATGGCTTTGAAGATAAAGAAGAATATCAAAGATGGCGTGTAAGTTTTATGTCTGCTGTAACGTATAAGCATAAAACTATAGAAGAAGAAGGGCATGTAACTCATTTGCTTGACTGTTTATACACAGATGGTGATGACGGTGTTATGGAATTTACTTCTATGTGTGATGTCTTTGATGAAGAAGGTGTTTCTATTCAGCTTCTTGATTGTAACTATTGTGATATTAGTTTTAAAGAGATGTCTAGTATTGTAAGAAAATTAAAGAAAGTTAATAGTCAAACAGGGAAAAAGAAAGATCATGAGTGATTTATTTAATCAGTTGAATGAAGTTATTGGTGAGGGTTTGTTAGACAGTATGAATATCAATAAGAAAGAAAAGCCTATTGATCTTGATAAGCTTATGCAAGCTATAGATAAGTTTGTAGATAATAAAAATGGTAACGTATGGGATGAAGACATTACTAGTCTTTACGTTTCTCTTTCAGCTAACAGAGATGCAGCTGAAAAATTTATAAGAGAACAGCTTCACAATCAAGTGGGAGTTTGAAGGATGACTGATATATTTTATCAAGCCATTCAATGTCAGGGTAATCTAGAAAAGATTATCCCTCACATAAACTATCCATTAGTAGGGCATCTAACGCCTGAAAACATTGAGATAATTAAATTGAGAAGAGAAGGCTATACCATACAACGTATAGCTGACACGCTGGGTGTCTCTCTTTCTAAAGCACAACGTACAGTAAGGAAGTCTGCAATATGAGTGACATAGATAGATTGCGTGAGTTAAGTGATGCTGTCCTAATTGACAAGCATTGGGGTAACGCTGAAGTTAAAGAGTTCATAGTTGAGGTTAGATTCTACATCAAGGCTTTTGATGCAGGTGAAGCTTCAATTAAAATTGAGAATGTTTTGGATAAAGAAGCTATTGAGTTTCAAATTGAATCAAGTGAGGAATTGTAATGACATATAATGAATTAGCGGCATTTATAATGAATGATATGCCCAAGGATCTAGGACATAAAACTGTTGAGGTTGTTATTACAACTGATGAGTTTGGCTATGAACTAGAAGCAGGTAAATTGGATAGTCTTAACATTAAATATTCTCCTGTACATGGCATGATGGGTTCTCCTTCTGTCTATATGGAGTTTACAGCATGATCTATCGTCTAAGAAAGTTTAAAACACGTTATGGTATTAAAGCTGGTCGATCCTATTTAGCAATTCATATAGGTAAACGATCTTGGTATATTCCTTATCATCAACGTGGTAAGTTTTTTAGTATTAATGAATGGCATGGAATGACTGAAGTAGTCAAGAAAGCTAAATAAATCTTACAACACTGAGACTAGCTTAGTGTTGTTGGAATCTTGTGTGCAAATAAATGTAGACAAGACTATACAGACTGTATAAACTATACAGACTTTAAACAAAGGAGAAAAGAAATGGCAGTAGTAGAAGGTAAAGCATATTGGGCATCAGTAACGACACCCAATACAAAGTTTGAACCAGTATACTCAGTCAACTTAGTGATTGATGAAGATGTTGCAAAACAATTTTCATCTAAAGGCTACACTGTAAAACAAATGCAGGAAGGCCCAGCTATTGTACTTAAACGTAAAGTAACTAATAAGAAAGGACAAAAGAATCCTTTACCTAAATTACTTGATGTTAACCAACAACCCATAGATATACTTGTGGGCAATGGTTCAGATGTGAAAGTACAGTATCGTGAATGGGAAGCTACTAATAGTTATGGCACATTCAAAGGGCTTGACTTCCAAGCTATGCAAGTGCTTAACTTAGTACCTTATGGTGGTGATGCATCTGATGATGGTGCAGAGCTAGGATACATTGAAGAAGAATCGGAGTTTTAAATGCAAACTTTTATACATGATGATCAAGAGTATGATGCATCACTATTATCTTCAGAAGCTCAAGCAGCTTTTAAAGTTTTAGTTAACATTACATCTCGTCAAGAAAACTTACGTAATGAGCTAGACATTTGTGTAGCAGCAGGTAAAGTTTATACCGATATGGTAGTAGCTAATCTTACACCTGATGCTCTTGTTGAAACTCATACAGTTGATCCAGAGTTACAACCTGATTTAGAAGAAGAATCAGGTGAAGGCCCTGATCATGATTGGCGTATTGATTAGTAAGTAAACTACCCTTCCCTTCGGGACTTCATCCGCACTGGGCGAAGTCCCTCACTTCCTTAAAATATATAAATAAGATTGGAGAAAGCAATGGCTTTTGTAAAGTTTCATGTTGCCTGTAGCGCGTGTGAAAGTAGCGATGCTGTGAGCGTAAATGAAGATGGCTCAGCAAAGTGTTTTAGTTGTGGAGAGTTCTTTCCTAACTATGAAAAACCTGTTAGTTTAAATGAAGTATATACAAGAGAAAATGTTACGATGAAAGAGATACCTATATCGCAAGATACTTACACTGGTGTATTTGGAGCGTTAAGAGATAGAAGTATTACTGAAGAGACAGCAAAAAAATATAATGTAAGAGTTACTTATGATAGTGCAGGTGAAATAGACAAGCATTATTATCCTTACTATGAAGGTAATGAGATTGTAGCTTATAAGATACGCAAGGTAGCTAATAAAGGTTTTAGTAGCCAAGGGCAAATGCAAAAAGGTCAGTTGTTCGGTCAACAAATATGCAATCAAGGTGCTAAATATATTACAATTACTGAAGGTGAATGTGATGCTATGGCAGCATACGAACTTACTGGTAGTCGCTGGCCTGTAGTGTCAGTAAAGAATGGAGCACAAGCAGCAGCATCAGACATCAAAAGAAACTTAGAATTCTTAAACTCTTTTGAAAACATTATCATTTGTTTTGATTCTGATAAGCCCGGACGCGAAGCAGCTAGAAAGGTTGCAACATTATTCCCACCTAACAAAGCTAAGATAATGTCTCTTCCTGTAGACTACAAAGATCCAAATGATATGTTGAGAAAGCATAAGCACAAGGAGTTCGTAGATTGTTTTTGGCAAGCAAAGACTGTTACACCCGCAGGAATCATTAGAGTATCTGAGAAGATAGCAGAGTGGAAAGACAGATCACAAAGTATTAGTCTACAATATCCGTGGAAAGGTTTGAACGATAAGCTTTTAGGTATGAGAAAAGGTGAGCTTATTACAGTCGCAGCAGGTACAGGCGTAGGTAAGTCTAGCTTGATGCGTGAATTAGAGCATTGGATATTAAATAATACAGAAGATAATGTAGGTATCATTGCGTTGGAAGAAGATTGGAGACGTACAGTAGATGGTATTATCTCAGTAGAATACAATGAAAAGATGCACTTACAAGAGGTGAGAGACAATTATACAGAAGAAGAACTGGATCAGATGTATGCCAGAGTAACTGAGAATGATCGCTTGTTTGTACATGCACACTTTGGTATTAATAATATAGAAGATATTTTTACTAAGTTAAGATACTTAATTGTAGGATGTGAATGTAAGTGGATTATACTTGACCACCTTCACATGCTTGTCTCATCTATATCTGAAGGTGATGAGCGTAGGCTAATAGATAATGTAATGACACAGCTAAGAAGTCTTATTGAAGAGACAGGAGTAGGCTTTATATTAGTATCACATCTTCGTAAAGCAGACGGTAACTTAGGTCATGAGAATGGTGCAGAAGTAGCAGCTAGTCATCTTCGTGGATCAGGTAGTATTGCACAGATTTCAGATTGTATTATTGCACTAGAAAGAAATCAACAAGATGAAGATAGGATAGTAGCTAATACTACAAAGGTACGTGTACTTAAATCACGTTATACAGGTGACGTAGGTGTAGCTGCACACTTGCTATATGACCATGCAACAGGTAGATTAAACGAAATCTTCCCATCAGAAGAGGAGAGCCTTAACTTATTAGATTCAGATAATGATACTAACTTCATACCATTTTAAAAGGAAATAAAATGAACCTTGTATTTGACATAGAAACAGACGGCCTTGATGCAACCCTTATCTGGTGCATCGTGGCTAAGGACATAGACACTAATCAAGTCTATGCATACCCTCCAGAAAAAATAGATGAAGGGCTAGAGCTGTTGGAAAAAGCTAACATACTTATTGGTCATAACATTGTAGGGTTTGATATACCTGTGCTTAAAAAGTTAACAGGTATGTCTTTTAAAAATAAGAAAGTAATTGATACTTTAGTCTTGTCTCGTTTAGCTAATCCAGAAAGAGCAGGGCATGGATTAAAACCTTGGGGATATAAATTAAATTATAATAAAGGGGAGATGAAAGAGGAAGACTTTACTGCTGGATATACACCGGAGATGTTGGAGTATTGTATTAATGATGTTGAATTAAATACTTTAGTTTTTCAAGCACTGATGGTAGAGATGGTAGGCTTTGGTGAAGAGTGTGTGAAGATAGAGCATGAGGTATCTGACATACTCAAACAGCAAGAGCAATATGGATTTATGTTAGATGTAGAAAAAGCTGACAAATTATTAGCTGACTTCAGAGAACAGAATGCTGAGATTGTAAGTGAAGTACATAAAGTTTTTTTACCAAAGAAAGTTAAAGTTAAAACAGTAGTGCCTAAGTTTAAGAAAGATGGTTCACTATCTAAGCAAGGTTTAACAGAAGAAGAGTTTAATTGTTTGTCAACTAAACACGTTAACCAAGTGTTAGCATTTGATAGACATAAAATAGAAGACTTTAATTTAAACTCAAGACAACAGATAGGACAGTACTTACAAGACTTTGGGTGGAAACCTAAAAAGTTTACTAAGACAGGTTTACCTGTAGTAGATGAAGGAACTTTAAAAACAATAAGAGGTATCCCTGAAGCTGCTTTAATCAATAGGTTTCTTTTATTAAATAAACGTATAGGTTTAGTAGAGTCTTGGTTAAAGTTTTTAAAAGATGATAGAGTGCATGGGTACACTGTACATAATGGTGCTGTTACTGGTAGGATGACACACCATAAACCTAACATGGCTCAGATACCAGCAGTGTACAGTCCTTACGGGAAAGAATGTAGAGAGTGCTGGACAGTACCTAAAGGGTACAAGCTAGTAGGTATTGACGCAAGTGGTTTAGAGTTACGAATGCTAGCACACTATATGAATGATAAGGAGTATACTAATGAGATTCTCAACGGAGACATACACACCGCTAATCAAAACCTTGCAGGAATTGAATCAAGAGATCAGGCTAAAACATTCATATATGCCTTCTTATACGGTGCTGGAGATGCAAAGCTTGGAACAGTGGTTAAAGGAAACAGAAGAGATGGTAAGGAACTTAGAGGGCGTTTCCTCCATAATCTACCAGCACTTGCAACTCTTAAAGATAGGGTTGAACGAGCGGCTCAACGAGGTTTCTTAAAAGGTTTGGATGATCGTAAGGTTACAGTACGTTCAGAACATGCAGCATTAAATACTTTATTGCAAAGTGCAGGAGCTATTGTAATGAAGAAAGCTTTAGTAATTCTTAATGAATCTTTAAAAGATTTAGATGCTCACTTCGTAGCTAATGTACATGATGAATGGCAGATAGAAGTTAAAGAAGAACATGTTGAAGAAGTAGGTCAACGAGGTGTACAGGCTATAGTAGATGCTGGTATTTATTTTAATCTAAGATGCCCTCTAGATGGAGAGTATAAGGTAGGAGATAACTGGAGTGAAACACACTGATCCAAATAGAACTGGAGATTTAGCAGAGCATTACGCTATCACATGGTTGTGGGATAATGACTATCAAGTCTTTAAAAACTGTGGCTGCACAGGCCCAATAGATTTAATAGCTATGGATAAAGAAGGTAACATTAAAAAGATTGATGTGAAATCTTACAAAGATTCTAGACTATCTGCTAGAACAAAAGAACAAAAGGATCTTGGTGTACAGTACTTACATTACAATTCAAAAACTAGAAAATTAAGGTTTGTAAAACATAGATTATGAAACATTTAGATACATTAGTTGAAGATATTTATTCAACACTTGCTCCTCTTAATAACAATAAAGGATTAGAAATAGATCCTGAAATGCTTGATGAACTTGGCGAAGCATTTAAAGATTGTATTAGATCATGGGCTACACCACGCGAGAATGCTACAAAGTATTTAAGGATGTCTAATATAGGTAAGCCTGTAAGACAGTTGTACTTTGACATGAAAGAAGAATCAGATAAGAAATTTAATGAGTCACCTTTTTTACCCATTAGATTTTTGTATGGTCATTTACTTGAAGAGCTTCTTATATTCTTTGTAAAGATAGCAGGCCACACAGTTACTGATGCACAGAAAGAAGTTGTAGTAGATAATATTAAAGGCCATATTGATTGTAAAATTAATGGAGAAATAGTAGATGTAAAAACAGCATCTAACTTTGCTTTTAAAAAGTTTAAAGAAGGTACTCTCAGAGATGATGATCCCTTTGGATATTTAGCACAGCTAAGTGGCTATGAAGAAGCAGAAAAAACTAACTCTGGTGGGTTCTTAGCAATCAATAAAGAAACAGGTGAGATTGCACTATACAGGCCAGACGAATTAGACAAGCCTAATATAAGATATACAATAAGCAAAGCTAAAAAAGTAATGGATTCAGACACACCACCAGAAGAGATATGCTATCCTCCTGTTCCTGAAGGCAAGTCTGGTAATATGAAACTACCTAAGCAGTGTGGCTTTTGTTCTCATAAACATAAATGCTATCCAGATCTTAGAACTTTTAAATATTCCAAAGGTTTAACTTATTTAGTTAAAGTAGTTAATGAACCTAAAGTAGAAGAGGTATTATAAATGTTAAGAAAACCTATTAGTAAAAAACAAAAGATGAATGTTCTCACTCATGCGTTAGCATTTCAATGGGTTCTTTCTGTGCTCCCTGAAAATAAATTAGAGGAGTTAAGTGCTGAAGATATTTTCAAAGCTTTACCAACAGAGCCTTACTTTTTTTCAGGAGGGCAAATGCGTATAAACTCTTTTACTTTAAAGTGGTTTAGAAAAAAAGCAAAGAAAGCTTTGAAAGCAAATAAACAATCAAGAGATATAATGAGCCTTAGCTTACAAGAGGTTTTAAATGCGTAAGCCTAGAGTACGTAGACCTGTTGATAAAGATAAGCCTAAAGGGTATGACTCAAAATGGGAGTATTCTTTACATAAGAATTTAATTCCAAATTGGGACTTGCATTCTGAAAAGTTATCTTATATAATAAAGCACACTTATCACCCTGACTTTGTTAAAGTTATAGATGATAAGACAATTCTTTTAGAAGCTAAAGGAAGATTTTGGGATTACCAAGAATACAATAAGTATATTTGGGTAAGAGAATCTCTTCCAGAAAACTATGAATTAGTTTTTTTATTTGCTTCTCCCTATGCCCCTATGCCAGCAGCTAAACGTAGAAAGAATGGTACTAAGTTTACACATGCTGAGTGGGCAGAAAAAAATAAATTTAAATGGTTTTCAGAAAAAACATTTCCAAAGGAGTGGACATGAGTATTGATGACGCAACACCAGAAGCGTGGGACAGGATAAACAAATGGCATCGTAATGGGCCAGACCAACACCCACTATTCCCTACAAAAGACGAGCCTAAAATATTAGGTGATCTGTTAAAAGAAGACTATAAATTAGCAGAAGAAAAGATGACAGACAGTTATGCTAAAGAAGTTAATCCCCGCAAAAGGTTTGTTAAAGAACACGGTGAGTTCACACGCCAAGGGTATAAGTTCAAAACTTCTTGGGGTGATGAAGATGTCAATAGCC